AAGGTGCGCCCGTTTCTTCATTTTTTAATTCGTAATATTCAGGTCTCCAAATAAATGCAACTGTATCCGCGTCCTGTTCAATACTTCCAGATTCGCGAAGATTCGAGAGCATCGGTTTTTTATCCTGTGTCTGTTCACATTGTCGGTTTAACTGGGCCAAAACTATGAATGGTATACTTAATTCTTTTTGAGCCGCTTTTAATGTTCTGGAAATCTGTGAAACTTCTGCTTCGCGATTTCCTCCTTTGAATCCTTCTAAGGTCATCAATTGTAAATAGTCAATAACTACCCAATCGCAAGCATTTAATCGAGCCTGCCGCTTTATAATCCGTATAGCTTCATTAACTCCGCAGCCAGCCTTGTCGTAAATCTTGAATGGTTTATTTTCAACTATGCCGATTGTCTTTTCAAAATGGTTAAGTTCTTCAGGGTTTAGCGTTCCATCCCTTAAAGCTGCAGATCGAATCTGTTCATTTGAATTCTGTAAAATTAATCTTTGAGTTAATTGTGACTGCGACATTTCCAAATTAAAATAAACCCCTGGTTTTCCTGTCTGCATTCCAAAAAATAAGGCGAGAGCTGTTTTACCCATTGACGGCCTAGCTCCTAAAATAATAAATTCATTCTGCCATCCGCCCGTGAATTTATTAATCGCTTCAATTCCTGAATTCAATCCGCTTGTTAATCCAGATTTCGCAAGTTCCGATCTTCTGTAATAAGCATCCCGTTCGTTTGACGTTAGCTCGGGCATTTCAACGATCTTCTGTAGTTCTGCACCGTCTTCCGTTAACTTCGTCAATCTTTTAATCATTTCATCAGCTATGTCCCGTCCTGGTTTATTTTCGTGTAATCCTATTCCAACTTCGTAATAAATTTTAGAAATCGACTGAGTAATAAAATTATTTTTAATCGATTCGATCACTTCAGGAATGTTCTCGTTATAGGTAACAATATTCGTAAACTGGATGGCTTCCCTGTACTCGTCGAATGAAAACGTTTCAGATGTTTTCCAAACGGTGAGCAGCGTAACTGGATCGGGTCGCCTATTTTCATCGTTTATTTTTTTTATAAAATAGAAAACTTTTCTGCACAAATCATTCTGAAAATGATGTGGGCCAACTTGTGCAATTATATCCTTATGTACGTCTCCTGGACTTAATAAAATTCCGATTAAAATTTTTTCGATTTGTTCGTTGGGGTTACTCATAATGTAATTTTAGTTTTGAGGTTTGTTTGATTTCATATTTGCCCGAATTTTTCGGGTCTGTTTTCATTTCATAAAGTTTGTTTTTAATTCCAAAACTGGAAAACTGATTAACGCGGATTCCGCCATTTTCATTTGGGGTTGTAAAATGATTTATGAAATCCTGAAATAAAATTTCTGGGTATCCGCTGCCAGGGTTCTCATTTTTGAACTTTTCAACTTCTGCAATGAATTCCGTCTCGGTACATTTTTTAAACCATTTGCCCGTTATGTTTTGACTTTTTTTAAAATCAACTTTTACATTATCATTATCATTTACATTATCATTTACATTATCATTATCATTATCATTATCATTATCATTATCATTAAGCATTGCGATTTGTGCGATCGGATGCGACCGCATTAATTCGCTTGCGGGTTTATCCCAACGTTTCTTCGCATTGTCAGAATTCTTTTTGGCCTTTTCAGAATATTTCTTGTTATTTTCTATTACCTTATTGAAAACGAAATTAACAACGCCCTGTAAATGTTTACTTTTAAATTCTGGAATATCTTCATCGTTAAAATTAAATAACGTATCGTAAAACAATAACCGTTCTTCGTCCTCTAGCGATCCGATTAAAATGTTCCATTCTTGGTAAATTATAAATGATTCTTTCATTTTTTTAAATTGAAAAGCCCGTTAAAAGCTGCGGTAGTAGCGGATCGGGTTTTCCCTTTCCTCGCAGCCTTTGACGGGCGAATTTTTTTCATTTACATTTGAGCTACTACCTTCAAACGTTTTTCAAAAATAATACTTTTTTTATTCAATCGGCTTTTTTTTATTTTTAAAATTATCTAACAACGCAAAATTAACTTTTGGTTTTCTAGCCCAATCATCGTTGAAATCAATCGGTCTATCATTCGGCACCAGATCAGCACTTTCATAAACTTGAACGTTTTTCAAATTATACTGTTTAATCAAATGGTCCTGCTTTCCGCCGTAGCTAGCCGTCAGGGTTAAATTATTTGGTATTTCGTTAATCCTATTAACCCAATACTGTAAAGACTTCGTGTAGGCCCAGATTTCAACGTTTGGATTATTCTTCGCAATTTCGATCCATAAATCAAAATAGTTTTGGTTAAAGAAATCCCCAGCCGCATGAATTCGAATTGAAACACAATCGTTCGGCAATAATGGTACCCCGCCGTCTTTTACAAGTTCAAAATTTTTCCATCGGTGTTCCCTTACTCCAGGAAATCGTTCTGGGCTTGCCGCATAACATTTGTATTGTCCTTTCTTAATGTCAAACTTTCCTGTTTCCCTGTTGACAGTTACTTTACATTCCAGGGCGAACGGGCATGTACTTCCCGTTGGAAGATTCCATTCGTAAACCGTACCCGTGTAATACTTTTTATTTTTAACAAATTTCCCTGAATTCATTTTTTTTAATTCTAATTATGTCCGCAATTAATTTCGCAATTTATTTTCCCTTTTATAACTTTTGCATGTTCACATTTTCCCGATCGGATTTCGTAATAATTGAAATCGCAACCCATTGCCCACATTCTACGAAACGTAAAAGAATTATTAAATCGATGTACAAACTGCTCGTAATTTAAATTCATTTCGTCGAGCATTATAAACGGCTCGCTTTGATGTTTCTCGAGGTAATTTCTATATTCCGCATCCATTTTTTAAATATTTTTTTTAAAATATTCTTCGCTTTCATTTTCATAAGTTTTTCTAAAATAGTCCTCGCCTTCCAGATAAAAAGTTCCTGAATCGTAGGCGTTAATTATTTGTTCTTTCTCCAATGATAAAGCCAAATTTACTGCCCCGTGAAAAGATTCTAGGTTAAATTCTTTTACAATCCATTCAACCGCTGTTTGTTTTTTATTTTTCATTTGATAAATTTTTAAAGTTTAAAAAGTTTTAATCTGTACAGAAGCCGCCTTGGCATCCAGAACCGCCACCGTAATTAAAATCAAGTTGCAATCCTAATTTTTCAATGTTTTGGTATAAAATTCCATTTTTCCACGTCCCCTTCGCTTTAATTTCCTGGTTAACAAACCATTGCATTTTGTTTTTATTTAAATCAAAATTTTTTCTAAGCTGTTGTTTTGATTTATGGAAACAACCTACGCAGTTGCTGTCTTCAGGAAAATCAATGTTTGTTTTATTAGCCCAGACTTTTACTGGCAAATTTGTGATTTTATTTTCAATCAGTGGAAAATAACCTTCTCGCCATTCGATGTCCTTCCATTTATTGCGCCCGTTACTTGATTTACCTACTACACCTTTAAATGTACTTGTAAATCTTTCGGCTCGTTCCATTTCGTCCCATCGGTAACCTATGCCCATTTTTATTTTTTCATTAATGTTATTGTACCACCAGTTCCAAATTGGTCGCATTTTCATTTCTGAAGTACAGAATCTTGTTAATGAGCTAGGTAACATTTGTTTTTTATTTATAATTGATTCGAATGAATCCCCTGCAACCCAAATGATTTCGTTTCCTATTAATTGTTCGAGGTCAAAAATTACTTTTAAAGTTTTGTCGTCCTCAACAGTAGCAATAAATTCCTTGCCTATTTTATCCGAAACTTTTTTAATTAAAATTTTATCATTTGGGCTGCAGTTTTTATCTTCTATTGTAACCAATGAAAACAAATTAAAATCAGCTGGATAATGTACCGCCATAAATGAAGAAGTTTTTCCGCCTGATAATGAATTAATTGTTTTCATTCAATAAAGTTTTTAAATCATTTAATAAATCCTTTGAATTTTTTGCCGTGTAACGTAATAATTTAAAACCCATTAAACTCGCTCGGTTATACTTTTCACAATTCGCAGTGTAACCAGTCAACGTTTGATGCCCGCCCATCCCGCTCCAATGATTACCGCCCATGCCTTCGAATTCAATTAAGCAATTAAACTCTAAAATATAGTAGTCGGATTTCCAACGTCTAGAAATATCAAATCGAAATTCCTGAGCAAGAGTTAAATTATACGCGCGGCAAAATAGATTTATATCTATTTCAAAAACTTTTTTACTCATTTGAAAATAAATTTAAGTTCATCCACTCCCTACACTCCAAAACTCTGTTATTAATCGCCTGGATAGTTTCCTCGTTCCGCTCTATTTCAATTTCGAAAACTCGTTCCGCAACTGGAATATCTTCATAAATTGATAAGCGGTCAATTTCTTCGCAGGCCGTCAGATATTCGATGGCTTCCATATCGGGGCAATTCATTTTAAACCAAAGTGATTTCTTTTCCTGTTCAATTAAATTAAGTGGCGTATTTACTAAACAATATGCGACGGTAGCGGATTTGGCCCCCGTAAGGGCCATGTATCCGTGTACTTGAAAATAATAATCTTTGTTTAAACTTTCGTTCTTTGATTTAAAGAAACTGAAAATGTCCCAGCTCGTTTTTATATCCGTAACGATTTCATTCTTTAAAATGTCCCATTCTCCCGTAATAAATTCGTTCGACATTCTTGCTTTATTATTTACAAAGTAATTTTTTTTAAACTTTGAATAAAGAGTAATCGATTCTTCCTCTTGCGAGATTCCTTTCTCTAGGTATTTATTTTGAACGTTTTTCGATCTTCCGTATTTCTCATTAATAAAAACTTTTATTAATTCACTTTTGCAAGTTTCAGAAAGGTTTTCGGTTTTCTTTTTGGATTCCGTCATTAACGCACCAAGTGAGCTGCACCTGAATTTTATTTTATCCGCGTTCATTTTTCAGCAGGGGTTAGGTTCATGTATTTTTCTTGAAACAATTGGCTAAGTTCCTCAGGAATTGAACTGGCATAAACTTCCAGTTCTTCGATCGATTCCGACGTTTCGATTAAATGTTTTAATCTTTCAATTTCTGGGTTAACTTTTATTTCTTCGTGATCAACGTAGGTAACGTCATCGCCATTCTCGTCATTAATTACCGCTTGGTCAATTTTTACGGCCGTTTGCATTTCGATTGAAAGTATTCCCCATTTCGATAGTGTCGACTTAAGCACCGTCTTCTTTGCCATCGCATCAAAATCCGATTTCCAGGGTCCGTTATTAAAACTTTTCGAATAACGTTTACCATGTTGAGCTACTTTCTCAGTAGTCCAGAAACATGTTTTTTCGAATCCATTTATTAATTTAAAATAAGCAGCGTAACCAATTATTTTGCCTTCACCTGGAAGATCAAAATTGGCATTTAAATTTTCCGTTAAAGTATTGAATGATTCGAATTGATTTTCGTAGACTTCAATAACATTAATGTTTAGGTATTGACCAGACCGCTGGGCAAGTTGTACTAATCCTTTTACGCCTAGTTGAAACTGGGCTGCCTTCCCGTAAGGTACGATCCATGCAAATCCGAGATTCTGGTTAATTGGTAAATCCAATGTAGCAGCCATTAAGGCCGCGTTGTAAACCGAAATCGGGTCCGCATTTTTCAACATTGAATTATTCGCGGTAATCTGCAGAATTGAACTGATAAATTGAGTAGATCGTTTTCCGATTACTTCCGCAAATTTATTTTTGACTGCTGGTTTTTCGAAGAAAGTTTTAATTGTATTTTCGATCTTCATTGGGGTTTTGTTTTCCATTTTACAGGGGTTTTTAGTTATTAAAAATTAAATTTAAAAGTAAGTATTTTTGTTGTAGTATCATTGTTTTCGTTGGTTCTTTTGATAGAAATTAATCCGCTTTTTTGGTGAAATTTAATTGCTTTTGCAACGTCATTAATTTGATATTTAAAACGAAGTTCATTTACTTTTTTATCGTTTCTTTTAATCTCCTTTCCGATTCCGAAATGATCGCGAAGCTCCTTTAAAAAATCCCGCGTTTTATATTGGACTTTATGTAAACAATCTTCAAAGCGTTTAACGGCTTGTATTTCTTCCAGGGGTAAAACCGTTTGGAAATTTGCGATTTCTTCAGGGCGAAATGTAATTTGGATTTCACCGTTTGGCAATTTTTGAATCTTCATTGTTTAGGAGTTAAAATGTTTGGTTAAAATTTTTTCGAATGATTTAGTTAATTCAATATTGACTGAATTAAAAGCATGTACAAAATTTGATTCGGTAGTCTTTTCGTATATCCTGAACAGCTCCAGTCTGCACTCGTTAAAATAATCTTTTATTATTCTTTCCGCGTTCATCGAATCGCTATTTCTAATATTTATTCCGTAACGATCCATTATGTTAATCACTTCGATAAATTCCTTTGTCAATGGATTGAAGGCGTAATAATTTAACTCGCTTCCGTTTGACTTAAAATAAATCCATTGCTTAAACTTATTTGTCTTATCGTTACCATCAGGTCCATTAAATGGTTTGGGTCTCCTATTCTTTGAGCGGGCCGTTAAAATACCGCCAAATATTAATAGAGCAGTTCCTGTCAATAAAAAAAGTGATTTCATTTTGTAGGGGTTTAAAAAGTTTTGAAATGGGCTTTTTCCAGCCAGTTAATTTTAATTATTAAAATGAAATGAAATAAGCTCCAATTCCGTCTTGTGTTGCTTGTTTCCACGTTCAGAAATCCAATTGTTTAAATTTTTTCTTTGTTCGGATTCTCCCTTTAATTCCCAGCAATAAACTCCGCTTGAATATGCGTTTGTTGCATCGATGGTTCTTTCAACAAATTCGTTTGTTAGGCAGTCAATCATTTGTAAGGTTACAGTTTTCATTTTTTTAAATTTTAAGGGGTTGAAAAAGTTTGAACGGGCGGTTTTACCCGCCCTTATTTTTAGTTTTTTACTTGGTATGGTTTATTCCATTCGCCCACCGTTATCCAAACATAATGCGAAGGTTGCGATCCATAATCGCATGTTTCACGCCATTCAGTTCCAACGCTCGCTATTTCATAAACTTTTGAAAGTAGATTAGCTTGGGCCCCAGAATAATGCTCGTTAATATAATACTCGTTGATTTGTTTGTAATCAGCTTCGAAATTTACATTCGAAGATAAAATTGCAATGCGAACGCCAGAATAATGTTCACGTCGAATTGAAAATTTCACTTTTGGAAATTGAGTTTTCAGATTAGTTCTGATTTCTTTTACTTTCTCAGTTGAAATGTAAGCCATAATTTTGAATTTTTAAAGGGGTTAAAATTTGATTGATTTGATATATTCAAAGATAGATGTTTTCTATCATTCCCAACGCCGTCGTTGAATTTATTTTAAAATAACTGCTAAGTGATTGATTATTAATACGTATAATTTCATTTTAGGTCGTAAAAAAGCCCCAAAAAGGTTAGGTTTTCAGGGCGATTCATTCCTTTAAAATGTAGGTTTTTGGTCAATCTGGATCGAAATCCGTTAAATGAATGGTTAAAAAGAACATTGAAATAGCCAGCACAAACGATCCAATTATAAAGGTTAGCATATTACTTCGAATAAATGATGTATTATGTTTCCCTCATGTTGGGACAAGGTCGCTACATGCTTTAAAAAATAGTCTGGATCGGAATTATTAAAAGCTCGACCAGTTCCGATGTCCTGAAATATTCGTACTTCCGTTTCCTTTTCTTCTTGGTTACACATGAAATAAACTGAAATCGTCTGGTCCTTTTCATTTATAATTGAAGATAAGAAAACCGATCCACGTAAAACGTTAATTGTCCAGCGTTGGTCATTCTGGGGCAGGGAATGTTTAATAATTACTTTGTTCATAGCTTTGAAATTTTCCAGGCGTTAACTTTTGTGAAATACTTATCATTGTACTCGCGGCTTTCAACATTGACTGAAACGTTTAGCTTATCGTTTAACTGGATTCCATTTAGTAAATTGATCTTATCGCCAAATAAGCTGACGGCTACGGGTTTCGGGTACTGTCCCTCCTGTTCAACTATTATTGTTTGGTTGGACCAATCGCCACCGCCATTTTTTTGTCCAGATTCAATTGGTAAAATTTTGATTAATGTTCCTGTGATTTCCATGTTTTTAATTTGTTTTTTGTTTATACTCGTATACTGGTTTTTCTGCTTTCCCTTTATTCTTTCCGTTGAACTTTCTTTTGTCGATCATTGAATCCATTTTGTCGCAAAGTTCGTTATTCAATTTTTGGTATTTCTTAAGGATTGTTTTTAAATAATCAACGTTAATAAATTGATTCTGCACCTGGTTACGTAGATCGGAAATCATTTCCGCCTGTTCACTTATTACATTATTCAAATGTGATCTATGCCGTTTCAATTCGGCGTTCTCTAAAAATAAATCGTTTTCCATTTTTTGAAGTTTTGAATTTTTCTTTTTTAAATAATTGTTTTGTATTACCTGGATCGAAATCGTTGCGACTGCCCCAGAATAAAATAAAATATGTATTGCGCTCATTTCTTTGTTTTTTTTATTTTTAATTTATTCAATGCGTTAATTATTATTTCCGCATAATCATTCGAACAATTCCGAAAACCGCTTTCAATATGTGAAATGTACTTTCCGTTTTGTAGTCCTATTTCCCTGCCGAGTTGATCCTGCGTAACGTCAAGCTCCCGCCTTAATTTCCTTATCCGCATTCCGTTTTCTGTTTTCATATATCGTTATTTCTTCTCATGTCGTAAAGTTCATCTGGATCGGGTCCTTCGTCCGATGGGTCGAAATCTTCAAGTTCTATTATTTTTTCCTCGATTTCATTTAAGCTTTCAACTGAAAGCAGATATAGTACATTTCGTCCTTTGTAAATAATTGAATGAAATTCAAAGTCGATTGAATCGGGGTGATCCATCAATCCAGGTTGAAATTCAAAATGGTAGTGTACCGTAATAATTCTTCCCAAAAATATTATGCTTCTGTTCATGTTTTTTAAAGTTTGTTTTCTTTTTAATTCCTTTGAAATATGTACGTTCAATGTTCCAACTGGAACGCTGAAAATTTTCGAAATTGATTCAACGGTTTCGTTTCCGCTTTTCCTGAAGTAATACCTTATCGCTTCATTCAATTTTTTTAAATCGTATTTAATTGGATTCATAAAAACTTTCATAGGTAACCCGTGCATTAACTAAATCATTCAACGCATCAATTAAATTATCAGCTTCAATTCTTTGATCGCTTGTTAAATAATCAATCTGCATCAAATCAAATAGCTGTAATTTATAATTTTCAATTATTAAGTCGAGAGTTTTGTTTTTCATTTTAATTAAATTAAACCGTTAGCAGCAAATGAAGTAAATCCGTTATCCTGGGTTAATATTAGATGGTCCAGCAATACTATGTCAAACAACTTCAATCCGTCTTTTATATCCTTAGTTATTTTTATATCCGCATCGCTTGGTTTTACATTTCCAGATGGGTGGTTGTGGCATAAAATTACCGCCTGTGCATTCGATAAAATGGCCAATCTAGCAATATATTGTTTGTCAACAACTACCTGTGATGCTGCACCTTCGCCACAGTTTACAACTCCCAAAACTTGGTTTGCCCGCGTCAATAAAATAATTGAAAATATTTCCCGCTGCTCATACATTTCCGTGTTAATGTACCATTGATGCATAAAATTAAAAATGTCATCTTCATTTTTAATTACCGCTCTGTCTTTCACTTTTACTTTTGTACTGTACTTCGCAGAAATATCGCAGATGTGCGATACGTCTTTTAATAATTGATTTAATTTAGGTTTGATCATTACAATTGAATTTTAAGGGGTTGTTTGATTTGAATTAAAGTTGTTTTTCGAATTGAATGAATTCCGCTTCAGTCATTCGATCAAAAAGTATGTCGATTATAACTTGTGAAACAAGGTCCGCAGCATCGGAATAATCAAGCATCAATTTTTTATATTCCTGGATTAAATCATTTGTGGGAATTCCAGCAAATTTCACTGTTGCAATTTTTGTAAATTCTAAAGTTGTCATTTCGTTTGGGGTTTTAATTTGATCTGTCAAAGATAGAATAATACTATCGAATAATGCAAATTTATTTTTAAGAAAACCGTCATTTTCTTTTGTAAACGTTACCAATGCTGGTAAAATTATTTTCTTGAAGCGGCTAGAAATCCCAAAAATCCGCCAAATGCAATTTTAAATCCCGTCGTTTGGTACCATTTTTTCCGATTATGAATATAAATATTATTCATTCCCTGGAGCTGAATGTTTGGATTGTCGATATGTAACCGCACTACCTTATCCGATTTATTAAATAAACGGTTTATAAGCCCTTTTCGGATCGTGTCACCAACTGAATAAGTAAATTGTCCATTCGTGATAAGTGAATCGATTAAAAGCGATCCGTTGGACTTAATCTGTCCATTTATAGAAAACCATCTTTCGTACTTTTGAAACGATGCGGGCACTTTTAAATAATTGATTGAATCAATCAGCTCAGTTTCGGCGATCGGAATTTCTGTTTTAATAATATATCGAGTTTTGAACTGTACTATTTCTTTTGGTTTTTTGATCTTCATAACTCGCAAGGCAAAAATTTCCTGCTCATTTTTTAAAATTCTGGAATCATTCAATTTTATATTAATATCCTGCGTGTAAATTGTACTGGAATCCTGAAGCCGTAAAACTTTGAAACTTTCAATTTCGGAATCTTGTTTTTTTAATTCTGTAATGTAACTTCGATTTAATTCGCAACTGCGAAATAAAAATAATAACAGGCAAACAATTATAAAAACAAGGATGTAATTAATTCCTTTAAACATTGGTTTGTGTTATTAGTAATAATTGAATCCAGAATTTTGCAAAATCCTTTTTATTTCTAAGGTTATCTTGTAAAACATTTCTGGCAAAAGTTAAAGGCATTTCCTTTTCAACTACGTAATTCGTAATAACTTTTATAAGCCGCTCGTCAGCTTCGGCATCCGTCTTGGGTAAAAAACATTCTGCATTCATTTAAATTAAATTTGCCTTGTTGCTTTTTTAACTAGATTGTGAATCGACTTGTCTAACTGCTCAACTGATAAGTTAACCATTTCGAGCAATTTAATATTTTCTTCGTCCGTACTTGTAAAATCCTTTTCTATTAACATTTTAACCAGTCCAGCGATACTCGTCAACGGCTGACGTAATTCATGCGACAGCATAAAGCGGAAATCTTCCAGGAGCTGTTTTTGTTTTTCATGCTCATGTGAAGTTATCGACGTTACATCCGTTATTGGCAAACCTACAAAGTGTAATGAATTCAGGATAAAATAAATGTTCCATAAATTCCAGCGCGTTGATCCATTTTTTTGTTTTGTTTTTGCGTAGAATCGAATTGGTAACGGTCCACTTTCTTTTGCCTTATTAACTGAATTAACAAAATCAGTTAAATCAGCACTGTCAGAAATTATTTCGCTAACATTTTTCGGTTTAATGTGACTTGTGTATTCTTTAAATAGGTCATTGCTTCCAATTATAGCACCGCTTTCATCCGTCACTAAATAAAATAAATCGATTGAATTGGTAAGAATATATCTTGTGCTCATTTACCTGGAAATAAAGCCGCAAAGTAAATTAATAAAAGATTAATTGTTTACGATTTCAGTGCAAACTTAATTCTGCAAATCATTTCTGCCCAGTCTCCAATCGATTGAATTAAATAAATTGTAGTGCAAACAAGCATGAATGTCATTTCAACGCCCAAAGCAGCCGCATTTAAATCGATTTGCGGGGCTATATTCTTATTTTTGGGATATATTACCACAAGCTCGTTTGCACTCCTAGAATCGCCTTGGTTTAAATACTTCAATTCGTTTAACTTTAATGTATCACTAAATCGAATTATGTTTTCGGGAATCTTGTAATTTAAATTAACTTCTGTTGTTTCCTTTTCAGTAAAAAAAATTTGCCCAGATTCCGAAACAAAATAATTATTTTGAAGATCAAAGTTTTCATTTAAATAATTAGTTTGCATTTCAGTTACTTTCCCGTATTTACTTATAACTTCAATATGCTTGTATTTATGAATCTTGCATATTTCTCCAATAACGCAAACTGGGTCTAGCGAGAAAGTTATTAAAGTATCTGTATTTAATTTATTCATTTGTTTCTTTTTTTTCTTTTGGTTTCCAAACCCATTTTAACGTTATTACAGCTCCGATTATGTACGCAAAAGTTTCCTTATCAATTTGTTTTAAAAAGAACAGCCAGAATCCAGTAATTATTGCCATCGATCCGACGCAATAATTCCAATATTCAAAAATTATATTTAAAACATTTCGAATCTTTCTGGGTTCAATCATTGCGAACTATTTTAAATTGTGTGTTTCCAGAAACGGAACGCCCAGAAAGGTCAAAATAGCTTTTAAAAGTTTCTTTTTTATTTCTGCATTCAAAATAGGCAACGTCCGAAACGGTTGCATTTCCATTTAAGTCAATTTCACGAATAGCCAAATAATTAATTCCGTTATCGAAATTATTTGTTTCAATTCTGTAAATACTTTCATTGGAATTATTTTCAATTTGTGGCTGGATAATTTCTGCGACATTCCAGGAAATTAAATCCTTTGAAATAATTAATTCAAATCGATCTGTATTTGTATTTGAGCACGTTTTAAATTCAACTTTTAAAAGTTCTTCGCCCATTACAGCGGAAAGCCCGCAGAATTCAACGGCCAACGGCGATATAATTAGCGAATAAGGGCAAAAGTTATCAATTAATTCAGACGAAATATCGTAACAAATTACAACGCTATCAATTCCCGCATCAATTAAATTTCCGTAGCCAATAAAAATGCAATCCGAGTTGTACTGCCGTATTTCATTTACGATTAGTGGGCTACCAAACGGGCTGCTGTAACTAAATCGTGCCTGCTGCGTGGCTAGAATCTGTTTAACTTTTACACAAATAGTCGTGTCGGTAATATTTGCGGAAATACACTGCCCCGTATTATTTAATGAATTAAATGAAGGGAAGCCCCAAAAAGATTTAACCGCTTTTGCTGAATCGCACTGGGCGTTTCCTATATTTGCAAAAGTTATTAATGCGAATAATATAATTAAATTCTTCATAGCCCATTTACGAATAAATCGCACCTGGGTTTATTACTTTTTATGTTTTTAATTACATGAAATAAAGTTTCGCTTCATCTTTTCTTCTGCGAATTAATCCTTTGGATTTCTTCCCGCCTGAATTGATCCATTTATTAAATTCAGCTTCGATAGTTTTATCGTTTGGATTTATTTTAACTTTTTTAAATAAAGTGGAATTAGCAAATGCAGTAACTCCAATATTAAAAGTCAAAGAAACAAGGGCATCGTATTGATTTTGTTTCAATGTAACATTGTAAAATAGTCCAGAAATAATGTTTTCAAATGTTTGTAAAGTTAATTTGAAAAGTTCTTCCGCCTCTTGTTTATCTTTTAATTTATCGCCCATTTTAACCGAAGTTTTGTCTGGGTAAAAAGTGCTTCCAAAACCGATTGTTGCAATTCCAGAAGTACACTTGTATGCTTCAAGTTTTAATCCTTCGAATGATTTAATTAAATCAATTCCCGTTTGGCTAATTTTCATTTAAATAAATATTTAAATCGTTAAAATTATTAAATGTTATTCCGTTGAATGTAAATTCATTTAATTGAATTAAATAAGTTCCTGAAATTGTGTTAACGTGAACAGAAATATCGTCTACATTTTCGACGTCAATTAATTCAGTAACAATTAATTCATCTGAATAAATTCTAATTATATTATTTTCAATTTCAATATTTCTCATAACTTTTCAATTAAAAACATTGAGCCGTAATTTACGTCTGTTACGCTATTACTTTGAATTGCGAAAACAAAATACCTATTTAAAGTCCAATCTATTACCGCGTTTGTTAATCCGTTATATAAACCAAAATCATTTGAAACCGCAGTTCCCGCAGCTAAAAAAACCTCCGTATTATTTGTATTACTTTTAATTGCTAAATGCCGTTGAATTTGATTTGTTAAAAATGAAATCGCACCCGAATTTGTATAAGTTGCAATTAAAACAGGCGAACCGCTTAAACTTGCAGCCGAATTAACATAAATTCTTAATATTTGAGTTCCTAAAATACCCGTTTTTTTTGTTCGATAAATTATTCTAATTATATCGCCCTGAGAAAATTTATTTGCTGGGATTAATTGAGTATAAACAGCCGTATTTGTTATTCCTGAATAACCAGCCGTATCGACGGTATTTTTATAATTTAGTGCTTTGTTATTAAAAACATTCCAATCGGTAGAATTTAAATAACCGCTTTGCGAATAAGTTGCTTCGGAAATTGATAAAGTTAAATTGCCGCTTAAATCCCCGCCGCCGCTTAATGGCGCATTGGTTGTTATTGTTCTCGCATTCGTTACTGGAGTAAATCCTAGAGCCGTATCGATTGTTTTATTTTTCCAAAGTTGGCTAGAACTTTCATAGGTTAAAACATTATTGTTTGCAACTGATGAAATTAAAACGTTATGTAATTCATTTAATTCATAACCGTTTTGTATTTTAAAAACAATTCTGCCCTGGTTTGGATGTGAACGCGCGCAATAACCAATGAAGACGGCATGGTTCGGTTGAACTGGTATTGTTGATGTCATACCGCCAGAAACGGTCGCAGATAACCATAACGCATCGCCAGCCGCAAAGGCAGATGTGTCCAGATCATGCGCGCTGCCAGAAACTCCAATGTATCCGTCTGAATTATTGTTAATGTTTTCCGTAACCCATCCAATTGTTTTTGAGCTTGTAGATTCCGCATCAGCCCTTGAAAGCACAGCGTTTGGCCGATTTCCAGTAGCTCCAGATAAATAAACAATTTGTCCCTTTGTTAATGTTGATCCTGTGGAATTCCTAACAATTATTTGTACCGTTTCAGCTTTGTCAACGCTACCATCATTGTCAGTGTCATAAACGGATTTAAGCATGTCGCCACCGCCCGTAGTACCTAAAGCCCAAACCGCCGCATTAATTGTATTGTCAATACATTTATAAAGATTTCCATTGTCTAAAATCCATTTCGAGTTAGGAACGTAACCCTTTGTAATATCGTCGAATTCGTTAGGAATATTATTAAAATTATATCGAGTTTCACGAATTGTAAAACCGTCCTGCTCCATTACATAAAGCCGCCCCGCCTCCCATTTAAATTCGTAATTAATTGAGCAAATTAGCGCAACCCCTTTTGCACCGCCTAAACCAGCATCCGTTGTCCCCTCTTTTACTTTTGAATTATTTTCAAATAAAACAGCAGCATTGTTAATTAAATTAATATCTGTTTCCGTTCTATTTGAAACATCGAGAACGTCTTGCAAACCTGGAATTTCACCAGTGCCACCAGTACCATAATCGCCAAGTAAATTATTTAAAGCAGCTAGAAATTCCGATCCATCACGCGGCAAAATAGAAGTACCGCCGTTAATTAATTCAACTTCGTCGGCACTAATTTCTAAACGTATTTGATTTGCAAATATTATTTGTACAATATTTCCCAAATTAAACAAGCGCAGGCCGTCTTTTAAAACATCGTAATTATTAGTTAAATCGTTTCTTAGGTCAACTATTTCAATTCTTCCGCCCGCATTTGTTATTGTAACGTCCATTTAAAAAATGTTTCTTTTAAAAATACTTTTATTTCCACGCACAACGCCTAAATAAGCAGTTCCCGTATGGTTTATTTGTCCCCTAAAATGGCAACTTGTTTTCCATTCTGGATAAGTTTCTGTATTATCATTTAAAAAATCAATTAATCTTTTCGCATATTCTTGCGCCGATGCCCTTGCCGCCTGGATTGTTCTCTGTAAAGTTGGTTCGGGTACCAGATCGGAAAAATCCGTTTTCTTTGAAACAACTCCATACGCCGTAATCGTGGTTTGGTTTTGAGAAAGTAAACGGGCATAAGCTGAATAACAAAGAAATCCAGAATACTGTTGTTTTAATTCAGGATAAAAATATGTAGCAGGAAATGTCGGTGGATCAATCGGAGTAAAAAGTTTTAGGTATAAATCCTTTCCAAGTAATTCGTAAAGGTCCATTTCCTGTGCTTCAAAAATGTACGGGTCCAAACGTGCTTCTGGTACATTATCCGATATAGCCCGAAACATTTGTATGTCCGTGACTGAAATTAATTTAATTGTTTGTGTCATTTTCTCAAAGGGTTTAACATTGAATCAATCTGGGCAGGAGTTAAGAAAGGGAAAGATGCACCAATAATCGCGCGTCCAGTTTCCGCAGGATAAACGCCAGAAGTTATGTTGGCAATGATTTCGTTTAATGATGCGATTTGGGCTCCATTTAAAGCCGTAGCTGCAACATTTGGTGTATCGGCTACCACAACTGGAGCTGCAACATTTGGATCGGCTGGTGAACTTAAATCGACGTTTGAGCTTGAATTTAATTCAAGTGGTAAAATTGAAACTGGTTTTCCAATTAATTTTGTAAACTGTTCTTCGAAAACAATTCTATCTGGTTCCGTTTCTGAATTGTAAATAATATACGCTTCGATTAATTCACTGGATGTCGCTAAACTTCCAGGTTGTAAAACTCCAGCCAAAATATTAGGAATCGCAAAACATTTTACTATCGCCTGTTCAACTGACTTCTCGTGATATTCGAATCTGTTGTCAACTCCGCTACCCGCATTAAATGCCGTAAATGTGGGTGGCTGCTGCCCTGGCTCAACTTCAACGTACATAATATTTCCTGCTCCGTCCGCGCCTTGAAACTCCGTTAATACGCGCTGCTTTTCAAATCTAATATTTTCCGATTCCGAAACTCCATAGTCGATGTACATGCCCGAACTTGTAAAAGAAGTTCGAATATTTTTGTTCTTATAAAGTTTCGCCTGGTAATCTGTTTCAATATCTTCCGCGACTGGATCGGCTAAACTAACAGGATAAGAATTATGCCCCGCCTGTGAATACCATAGAACTTGCCCAGGAAATTTTGAAACTTTCTCCGCATAACTTGTTCCCTCGGTTTCGTTAATTTCTTCAATAACTTTTGAAGGATTGAAACGATTTAAGTAAACAATGTCCGCTCGATTGAATTTACTTGTTTGGCTCGATCCATCCCAGTTATTGTAATATGCAATTTGTCCATTTAACGCTAGCCGCGTATCCTGGAAAGGCATGTAATTCCTTTCAATTATTTGGCCCAATCCATTGTATTTTACATGTACGGCAAAACCATACAATGCGGCGTAATCATTCGCGCAAAGATTTAAAAGTTTGTCCATCGTAACGCCATTTTTATTCGTTACTGATTTGTAAATAAGCGGATCGGAAAAGCCACGTCCAACTATGAATCTTTTAAATCGATTTACACATCGTGTCGCAACCCCTGAACACGCAATTAAATCAACCATTCGCTGTGGATAAGCATTGTCAGAATCCCAGCCCAGAATTTTCTCTTGCTTTAGCGAAGTAATTATTAATCGCTTATTTGTTCTTGGTATTGTTATTCTGCTCCCGTGTTCCATTTCGAAAAGAATGTTTTAATTAAATTGTTTTTTTTGAAAATCGGCCGCCCCTTTTTTTTGTAATCTTTGAAAGTTTTGGAGCTTCGAATTCCTTTAAATCCAAATGTTTTTCTTCAATAACTTCTGGTAAAATTTCAATTTCTTTTTTATTTGTCTTTTCAATCAATTGAAAAAACTTTGAAAACTGCGGATTCAATTTTAAAATCGCATCAATTTTTTCATCAGTAGCGTTCTCAACTGTTAGAGTATCGGGGCTTCCAAACATTCGAAAAGAAGTTGTAAGCATTTTATATTTCTTTAAAGTTCCCATTGGTTTTTTATTTAATTGTTTTAATTCTGGAATCAAATTTAGTGAATTATCCCAACCTTCGCCCGATGTACTTATTTTCTTTAATTCAAAGTAAGCATCTATCGCACATTGAAAACATCTTATGCCGCGTGGTTCCCTTCCTGTAACCGTTGTGTAAATTGAAAAAACCCTTTGCATTGCGTCGGGTTTTCTCGACTGCAGCAAAGGGCCTTTTAATTCATCTAGCGCGATTTTTAAGTCGCTTAAAATCAAGGTGTAGAGAAAAATAAACTTTCGATAAATGCTTTTGTGGTAGCGTAATCTGTATCGAATAAAGTCGCTGGTAAATAAGGTTCTTTGATCTGTTCAGAACTGCTTAAAGTAATGTTATAAGCTCCCTGAGTTTCTTGGTCGTTTACGATTCTTTCAAGTACGCTAATTGTCAATCCTGAACGCAACCCGTAGATTTCAAAAGGTACTTCGCCAGTTGATCCCTTATAGTTGTTTTCTACAATCGCAACAACTTTAACATTTGTCATGTATTCCAACTGTTGCTTAATGTTACTCGCATTGTCGAAAACTTTGAACATACATTCGTGATTGAACGTATTTGAATAACGAGCTTTAACTAGCGAACTTTTCGGATCGATTGAATTATTTTTTCCTTCGAATTGATAAAGAAAAGAATTAGGCGCAAGCGTAAAACTTTCAATTAAATTTGGGTTTGAAATATCCTCTACAATCGATGCTATGTCAGAGAAATTGACTAAGTATAGCATATCTTTTACGCCAGCCGAAATCGGCTTCGTACAATCTAGAAATATGTCGGCATTAATGCCTGGACAGCTTACAGTTGGCATGTTTTTATGTTTTTAATTTATGAATAAAAAAGCGGGGAAAAGTTAATTTCCCCGCGAATTAATTTAGTAACCCGCTTGGATTAAATAATCTTGCAAAAGTTTCGCATCTACGCGGTACTTTCCTTTGAAATTATTTAATTCTGTGTCCTCAGAGTAATAAACTTTAAAACTTTCCGCATCCGCAAGTTTATCACTACCAACAGCAAGGTTCATCTTGGTAGTCAACAAAGCACGATGTGGAAGGTCATAAGTTGTACCGTTATCGAAATCCGATTGTATTGTTCTATCCCAGAAATCCATTCCGTAAATAGTTACATTTCTATAACGTAATGTCGAATATCCGTTTTCAATACGAATAAACGATGCATCGTTTCCTTGAGTTTCAAGGTATGCAGCGTAATTTTCTAATAATGTTGTAGTGCAAATAATAATTTTATCTTGAGCACTTTTCAAACGCGAATCCGCCTTTTCCATTAACCTTTGAAAAAGTTTAAAAGCCGTTTGCGCGGATAAAGTTAATTGAGCAGTTTTTGAAACCGCTGCATTTTCTGAAATTGCAACCAAGCGTTCAGGACTTGCAGAAACAACATCGAAAATTTGTTTCCACAAACCGTCAATAATATTGTAATCTGTCAAAGAAACCCCGTTCTTAATTACTCCACCGCCAGAAACATTATCCGCCGCCTTATCATTAAACCAAATGATGCGAAGTAAATCCTCCTGAGCCGCCGCAGTCATTCTTTCAACTACGAAAGATGCGATTGTAGTTCCCGTTACATCGCTACGATCCATTCCTAATTTCTGCGCGTAAACCCAAAAAGAATTTAATAAATCTTCGGCACAAAGTTGTAACCAAATTTTAAGGTTTTCAGGTTCCCAAAACTTTTCGGTCATTGGAATATTGTTCGAACTTACGCCCGATCCGCAACCTTCATCTTTCTTTGTAATTTTTGACAAAGTTCCCAAAAAAGGAATTTGTTTTTTAGTTACGATTCCATCGTATACGGTCATTAAATCGGCAACCGCAGGGTTTTCGAAAATACTTTCAATAACTGCTTCGCCTATGTCTTTTGCTTCCTGTCCGTTAAAAGACAAATCTGCTGGATTTAAAATCATTTTTTTATTTATTTAAATGTTAATTAAATTGAATTATTTATTGTTGCGTTGGTTCGGTTTGATCTGTGACTTATCAAATGAAGCAACCGCTTTTGTTTTGGTAGCTCCTTCTGCACGTCCTGGACCATTTTGTACTGTTCTCTGCACCTTTGCGCTTGGAGTAAATTCGCCAGTAATTGAAGATAAGTTTGCGATAATTGGTTGAACTTCAGCCAAAGCTGTTTCAAGTTCTGTAATTCTCGCTTGTAATTCCTCAACTGATTGTGCGGCAACTGGATTGATTTCAGTTACAACTCCGCCCACAGTTACGATCACCATGCCAGTGTCCAATGTATGCGTTCCGTCTGGAGCGGGTTCACCAGTTTCTGTCAAGTAAACTTCATCGCCCACAGCGGGTTCCGTCGCCTCGGTTGAAATAAAGATGGCAGTGCCGTCTTCGAGTACTGCATCTAGATTTTTCACGGCTTCGCCAGAAAGTGCTTTTAATGCACGTTTTGCGATCGCTTTAAAATTTTGTAAATTAAATTGTGGCTTGTTCATTTTTGGATTAATTAAATTATTGTTAGAATTATTTTCTTTGTAAAGTGCAACCGCCTTCATTGTGTCGATCACTTCGGTCGCAAATCCCATTTTAACGGCTTCACTTGCGGAATAATAAGTTTCGGTTTTCATCCAACTTAAAATGTCCGCAATTTCAATTCCTATTTTTTTAGAATAAAACTTTGCGAGCATTCTTTCTTCGTCTTTTAACATTGAAGCGTATTTCTGCATCGATGCCGCGTCGCCTTCATTTGCGCCCCAGGGGTTATGTATCATAAATTCCGAGTTGCTTGTAATCTTTCTAACTGGAGCAGATAAAAAGATCACCGTCGCAATTGATTTACATTCGCCTTCAGCAATTGTTTCCAGATCAAAACCTAATTGTTTGGATTGTGATACCAGATAATCGTAGATTGCGTAGCCCTCCGAAACAAAACCGCCTGGTGAATGAATATGAGCCGTTACAGTTTCACCTGGATGTACTGAGCCCATCTGTTCAATAACGTTTTTAAGGAAAACGTCCTGCCCAATTATTCCGTATAAATAAATATGGTGGTTCATTTGTCAAATGTATTTAGTTAATTAAATCAAAAGTTTATCATTTTAGTTGTAAATCATTTTTCTGAAATCCATTTTAACGCTCGGTAGATTGTTTGAATTCCGCAATTGTATTTATTCGCCGCATTATAAATAGCATCCATACGGCTTTGCCCTATTTTCTGGAATGTATCCACGTCGAAATAAATGTTTCGATATTTAATTGCAAACGGTTCAATTAATCCAGCTTTGTACAGGGAAATTATTTCGCCAGAATCACTAAGCCGTTTAATTATTTCCAATCTAGTTTCTTTTTTATATGGTTCCATTTACGCGAACTTCTGAATAGTCAGATTGTTTTTTATTAATGTCCGTAACTTTCACTACTGGCGAAATGCCCGAAATAGCCGCAATAAGTCTATCAGTTGAGTCCGTTGATCCATTTAATACATTTCCACCGCCGAAATTAACTACGCCCGTTGCAAATCGATTTCTTGTATTCAGGAATTCCAATAGGCCAGGGTAATTACTTTGTGCAAAACTTGTCCCGCCAGAAGTAATTACGCTTTCACCTTTCGAAAGTCGAGCTGGAATTGAATCGCTTGTTCCATTTCCAGGTCCATCTAACGCAATAACTCCGCGAGCAAAACCTGGAGCCGCGGGTGGTGGCTGAGATTGAATAGCTGCAATTTGCGCCGCCGTTAATATTCCAGTTGTAATAGCCGCAATAGCACCGCCTATCGGTCCTAATTGTGCGAATCCCTGAATTATCGCCTGGGCTGCTCCGATTAACGCCTGCGCGATTGAAAAAGCTTTTTGAGTTTCGAATTCTTTTTTCTGAATTTCGTATTTCTTTTTTGCTGCGTCCTTTTCAATCTTTTCAATTTTCTTTGATTTCTCGGCTTCACTTAAAGTTGAATTATTAACCGCATCAATTTCCGCTTGTGCATTTGTATCAATTGCGTTTTTTTGCGCCTCGTATCTGAGTGAAACAATTTCCTGTACTTGCGATACGGCCGATCCTATGGCCTGTACCGCTTCATCCGCCGCAGCAATGTCTTCCTCCGATAGTCCTAAACTTTGACCAAAAGTTTGTGATCCTGCTACGTCAGATGCCGTTTTTCTTGCGGCCATTAAAGCCGTTTGGATTGTTTGAATTCCCTGTAATTCTTCCGCAGTTATAATTCCATCAGCTCCCAAATATTGCGACGTTAATAAAAGTTGTTGTTCTAAACTTTTAATTTGTATATCCAACTTCGCAGCTTGTTTTTCAGCTTCCGTTTTTGAACTTAAATCGACGGCGTCCTGGTCAAGTTTTAATTGAGCATTTAATAATCCAATTTGTTTATTAAATTCTTCCGCAGCGTAGGTATCATTTATTTTTTGAATTTCAGCTAGTTTAATTCTTTCAATTTCCGCTTCAGTAGCCCCTTGTTTTTTTAAAGCAGCAGATCGAGCAGCAAATGAATTTTCAAACAACGCAAGTCTATTGTCCAGCGAATCCTGTTCGATCGCTAGCAGGGCCGCTTGAACGTTTAATGCACTATCCTTAGTTACCTGCGACTTTTCATCTTCCGCCTTTTTGAAATCATCGTCAAACTTTGTAAGAGCTTTTTGTTTATCAGCTTCAATCGCTTCACGTAATTGAACTTCTTTCGCTCCGTTCCCTTTTAAAACCGCCGCCTTGTCATCAAAACTTTTTGCTAACTTTTCACGTTCACTTAAATTAAATTCGGCATCCAGGGAAGCCAAAGTTTCATTGTATTTTTTTCTATCAGCAGCAGCCTTTTCGCCCGCCTTTTTATTTTCTTCGGCAATTTTATTATTCTTTTCCGTTTCCGTTGCAATTTCTTTTGCTGCAGTTTCTGCTTTTGAATCCAAAACTTTGCCCTGTAAATCCTGAATTTCTCGACTTAATGCGATTTGGTCCTTAGCACTCGCCTTTGCGGCCTGTGCAAGTTTCAACTGGGCTTCAAGTTGAAGAATTAATTTAGCGGTCGATTCCTCGAAACTTTTTGCTTTTGCTTTTTCCAGGTCAACCGTTGACTTTCCAGCGGCAGAAACTAATTTAATCTGTCTGTCATAGGTAGCACTAACAGATGAATTGTAACGATCATAAGCGTCCCGCGCAAAATTAATCGCATCAGCTTGTTTTTTATATTGTTCCGCCGCTAAATTCGCTGCCCGTGTTTGTTCTGAAGTTAGTCCCAGGAAATCTGTTACTGCATTTTTAATGTCATCAAAATAAACAATTAATGCAATTATTCCCGCAATTAATGCAGAAACTCCTAACGTTGCAATCGCCCACGCAGCGCCCGAAGCAACTCCAAAAGCTGTTGTTATTCCTGTTAATACAGTAGTTCCAAAACTTAAAATAGCATTTCCCGCAATTAAAGTTTTTTGCCCTATTGCGGCAAAAGTATCCGCTATCGCTCCCTTTTCTTTTACAATGTTTGCGATTTGTTGACCTATTGCAAGCGATTTAACGCTTCTTGCCATCGCGTCCGTAACATTCTTGTTATCCCCGAACGCTAAGGTTACTAGCTCCGATGCAGACGCCGCAGCACCCGCCGTCGCTATCGTATCTTCGAAAGTTCTTTTCGCTGGATTCTTTGGTTCTTTATTTCCAAACTCGTCAAGTTTCCCTTCCAACTGTCCAATAGCCAGCCCTAAGTTTTCAGCTTCTGTTTTGGCCTCTTTAAATTGGATTGAATCAACATTTGTTGTTTGAATTACTTTTTGCAAATCGCCTAATTTGGCGCGCATTCCTTCCAAAGTATTTCCGTAATTACCTACGTTTTCGTTTCCAACTTTTATTCCTGCATTGAAAAGAAGTAACCCTTCGCGAGCATTATCTACTTGCTCCTTTGCTTTAAAATAAGCATCTGTAAATTGAACTGTTCCATCTGAATTTGTTTTTATGGTTCCCGTTAAATTTTTTAATTCAATTTCAGCTAAATTAACATTTCGTAAAAGTTGTTCGTATGAATCTTTATTTGCGTTTACCGCTTGGGCTTGCATTAATAACTGCCGTTCGTTGTTTGAAATTTCTTTCGAAAGAAACTTAATATCGGCGGCGGTTTTTACGTAAGCTTCCGAAACAAATTTTTCGGATTCAAACAATTCTTTGTTTTCTTGTTTTAGTCTTGCAACTTCATTTTTTAAGTCCGCAGTTTTTTTAATTACGTCCTCACTTTTAAATTGAATATCTAATATTAATGTTTGCGTTTCGGCCATTGTAAAAAGTTTTTTAAATTAATTATCCAATTCGTAATAATTCGACTGAGGTACTTTCGCTCGAGCTGGTAAAATCTTTTATTTCCTGCACGTAATAATAACCAGATGGGTTTTCTAAATAAACAGGAATTGAAAAATCAAAATCCTGAATGTCGAACTCCGTTAAACGAAAAGTTAATTCAATCTTTAAAATATTATTTGTTATTCCTTGAAATAAACTTTTGTAAAATGTTTCGTATAAATAATTCCAATCTAGGCTAAATGTTTGAAAACTTTGTGTTTCAAATCCCAAAAAAGGAATGTTTGTATTTTGTGAAACATTTGATTCGCCAAAACTAGAATAAATAACTTGGGTATTTTGTCTAAATAAAAATGCAACTCTAACTTTGCCGTTAAACTTCATCATGTTTTTATAAGTGAAGTTCGACGTAATCTGTATTTCTGGGTCGTAATTATTTAAAAATATTGTATTGAAATTTTTATTTAATAACCTGGAAAAAGTTGAGTAATTAAATTCAGATTTAATGTACGCAACTTCCTTCGGCAAACTTTCATTTACAATGTTAATTGAATATCCAAAAGTTGAATCGGGCAAATATTGAAAAGTATTTAACTGCCCGTATCCATCAATTTTAAAAGTATAAACTGGATCATTAGCCAAATCAATTTTACTTTGCCAATTTTTCGCAATTGTTTTATTTGCATTCAATTCATTAAATAGCATTAATCGAATTGTTTTATCGTATTCGTTTACGATCGGAATAATTCCAAATAAATTCGATATTTCTTTTAAAAATTTTCCGCATGTCCATTTCGGCAAACTTTCCTGAACGTTATACAATCGATTATAATGAGAAACTTTTGCACTTGTTATTTCTTCAATGTTGAAACTAAGATAATTAATAACGAAATATATCGGATTAAAATAATCTGCGCCTCCGTACCTATAATCTACGTAAACTTTTACTTCGGTATTTTCCGATCCATTTGTATTTGGGTTTAAAGTTGTTTCAATAAAAGACTCAAAAGGAATATCCAAAACTAATTGTCCAGTATAGTTTCCAACTTCATCGCCTTTTTGAATTGCTACTTCGCCCATTAAAGTAGTAACAGCATTTAATTCCTGGTATGCTTTTATTACCAATTCAGCGGCTACATAAATTTCTCCGTTTGGGTCTTCTGGAATTAAACTGAAATCGTAATCTAAAGTAACTCTGTAATTTCCAGGAATGTGAAAATAATAAATGTTTCCATCAGGGTTAACATTCCATTTATCCGAAAAAACATTTCCGTCAGTTCCTTTTACGATATTGTAATAATCATAAATACGCGATTGAAACGCATTAGTCATCGTGTAAGGAACATTCGTAATGTAACTACATTTTAATTCTTCTATGTTCCGTTCCCCTACGTTACAACCTATTACAGGCATCACTAAGTTTTCAAAATAACTTGTGTTGAAAATATCCCCCGTAAAAGTATATCCAAAAGTTTCGCCTATTTTTTGAAATAAATATTTCACGAATATAGACGGCACAATTCCGTAACAATTCAAAGAACTTGTAAACTGCGATTGGTAACCTGAATCGTGAATGCCATAAATATAGCCATCATTAAAATCATTATTAATTGAATTAATCATTTCCGTCTTGCTCCATAAATGGTCAAGATCGGCCATGTCAATATCATTTATTAATGTTTTTTTAATTGCGTCAAAGAAAACCGCATTGTCTGAATTAATTAATAGCTCAATCCGATCACTTAAACTTTCAAAGCTAAATTGAGCGGCATTCATTATTTCAATCCCGTTTGCATAAACCGATCCAGTCTGCTTAATATATTTCTTAGTTGAATCGTCGCTTCCTTGCACCATTCCAATTGCCGCCAAATTATTAGCCGTCGTTGGAAGATTTAATTTATTTGTAAAACTGGACTGTCTTTCAAGCGTTCCAATATTCGCAACTCTTTTCGTGGTTGAAATAATTGTATTTGTATCCAGATCGAGCGGAGTTTCCCCTATTTTAATAACTTGTCGCATTATGCAAATTGGTTAAAATATTTAGGTTTCAAAATAGTTAATTCAACGTTGAAGTAATTATCTTTTGAAGATCGAATGTTAAATGTTCCAGGTTCAACTATTACGCCGATCCATTTCGAAAGTTCTTCATTGTACCAGTATACCTTTGGCGACGTTGGTAATATTTTTAATCCTTCAGCTTCATTCTTTGTTAGCGTATCGCTTCCAACCTGGACCGCAGGCGAAACATTTTTAGCAGAAACATTTTCGTAATCCGATATTGAATAAATCTCGTCGAAATAACTTTCATAATTCGCCCCATTTTCAACATTTAAAGCTTCATAAATTTTATGCTCAAATAGCCAGTAGTCCCATCCGCCCAATGTATTTAACCAGCGAACATAAAAAGTGTTGCAAGACTGTTCTACTGCACGTTTAACGTTAATTGTGATCGGGGCAAAAGCATCCAAAAATAAGCTAGATTCGCCACGTCCAAATCTAATTTCGATTTTCTTTGATATTGCAGTAAAATTTATAATTGCGGGTTCGCTTAAAATCAGCGCAATGTTTAGTTTTGCCAAACCAATAAAAGGAGATTCAACAAACGTTTGGGTAATATGTGTGGCTTCAGAGCCATCGGGAGCGAAGAATTTAATCCTTACAAAATAACCTTCGTAATTGGTCATTTGCTCATTCCCTAAAAAAGAAAGTGTATAAGGGAATCCGTAAAAATAAACGGGGTTTTGAAATTGCGTTATCCATTGTGGCATCAATTCAGGATAAACTAAAGTCCCTTCCGTATTACCATAATATTTGTCGTAATAACCATTCAATGGGTCCCCGATTTGAAACGCGCCCGCGATACACGTATTTACTTGGCCTCCAGGTGGAAAACTATTACTGCTTCCGAGCCATTTTTCTAAAATTGAAAAGTAAAAACCGATTGAAAGATTTTCTTCATTTGTTAAAATATCCGTTTCAAAATTTGGTTCGGTATAATTCAAATTTAAAAAACTTCGCAAAGCACCAGAAATTTCAGCTCTAATTTTTCCGAATTTATTCGGGGTAAAACGCAAATCTCTATAAACTGAATTTGTTCGGTTTTCCGTAATTCGCAAAATAATATAAAAGTTTTGTCTAGATTCTAAATTAAAAACAATTGAAGGAGTAGGTAGTCCAGGAATTTCGGCCAAATCTAAGCGAACAATCGTTCCAGATATGCTTTGTATTCTAATCCTAACAAACGTTGGTCCGTTATTAAAATATATTATTTGAATGTAGGTATTAACTATAAATTCACCAACGTCATCGCCCGCATCAAAACAATAAAAATCAAGTCCGAAAGGAATAAACAAAGGAAAACTAAAATCGTTTCTTTCGATTAAAATAACAACTGGGTTGTAAGCCGCAACTACCGAAACATCCATTTCAACATTACCACCAACATCGGGCGGTAAAACAATAAACCTCGTAAACGTTGCGGGATATGAAACAAACAACATTGTATTAATTGTAATACTAAAATTATTAATATCAATTATTTCAGTTTCGATATAATTATTAACCGCATAAAGAACAAAAATCTTATCGCCTATACTTAAACTTTCGGGACTATCATAAAAAAATTGAAAGAAAGCGGGAATAGTAGTTGAACGAACAAAATCCGCGGAGTATCGAATTCCTTGTTGTTCTTTTTTTGATTTAATGTTTTGAGTTATTATTGTTGCCATATTTCCGTTTTAGCACTTTCGACAAAATCCAAAATTAGTCTTTTACTCAATTCTTTTATTCTCCCGTCATTGATAACATCGTTTATTATTCCTGTCGGTTTATTCATTTTCCGAAAGTTTTGATTTGTCCTATGCAGCAAATCGCCTTCTCTGTGGATTTTTCTCGCAATTAAAAAGGCCAAAGTTTCTTTTGTAATTTTATCTTTTGGTATTATTCCTTTCGCGTTGATCCATTTTAAAATAATTCCTTTTAAACTTCCATCGCCCGTTGGTGAAGATGGTTTTCTTCCGTACTCCAATCCATAAATAAAAGGCCGTCCGTAAAGTTTATACGAGTCAAAAGTTATTTTAGAATGTAAACTTCGCTTAGTCTCCCCGCTTGCCGTAGTTCCCGCCGCATCCAGAGACGCACGAAGGTCCTGAATTAATTTTTTATCGAATTCGTCTAATGTTTTTCTGTCGATCGATAAGCTCATTTTAATTAAATTAAAATATTAATTGAATCTGGCAGCGTAAATCTTATTCCGTCTGAATTAATAATTGTTAACGATCGCGTACCAGGCAGGGCCAGGATGTCAACCGTAACATTAATTCTCGCTTCGGTGTCCGAAATCATTGTTACTGAATTGATTGTAATTAATTCCCCGTTGATTTCAAAATAAGTAAACGCGTTAACCAGAAATCCGCTACCATAAACCGTAACGTCCTGCGATCGGCCCTGGTAAATTGAATTCCCCGTAAGCGAGTTAATTACTGGATTCGAGTAATAAAATGGCTCCTGTGGACAAATGCCGTCTTCTGCTTTAAGTTTAACCTGGAATTGTAAAACAACTCCCGTAAGGTTCTGGTCCAGGAAATTAAAAACGTCGTGTAACGCAACTTCATAAACTTCGAAGATTTCAGGATGTGAAATTAAATTGGTCACGAATTGATTCGCAATTAATCTTCTCGTTTCAATTATTTCATTGTGCTGTTCCTGGGTGAATTCAGGTTGCGACTTATCACAAAATAAAATAATAGGTTGGTACTGTTCTTTTATCTGTGCGTACTTTGAATCTCGAATAAATTTAAAATCGATTGGTTGATCCATAAACACGCATGGTAAAACAACTTTGTCCGCTTGAACATTCTGCAACCATTTAGGCCCAGAATAAAACAGCCCCGCTCCCATTATCGGGTTTGAGCAACTTTTTAGTATTTCAATTATTCTCATTTTATTTTTTATGTTTTCTTTCGTTTTCCTGAATAATTAACTTTTCATAACGTTGATTGAATTTTTTTAATTCCGATCTCATTTTAAAAGTTAAGTTAACTTCATACATTGACAAATCTAAAATAGCACTAAATTTTAACGGATCGCCTTCAGCCAGCGAATATATCGTGCCGAATTTGCCAAACTTTTCCAGCTCTTGAATTCCAGCGCGGGTTTCAAGCTCGGAGTATCCTGCATCCGTTCCCTTTGCTTTTGTACTGAAATTTCCAATTTGTTCAAAAAAAAAGCCGAAACTGGATATGCAATAAATATTGGCATCTTCATTACTTCATTGTTCGCAATGTTTTCGATTTCTTTTCTCGCTTCAATTTCACGATCTCGAAACTTTCCGTTGTAAATAATTGATGCGATCATTAGCGGAATCTTTTCGCAAAAGTTTGTGGATTCATTCGAAATTGTTTTTTCGAAAATTTCCATGCAACCGTAATTAATTAAACCAGGGTCAATTGTTGTTTTATAAACATTTTCCCCGCATTTAAATTCTTTCGGGCAGCTCCATTCGTCCTTGTCAAGTTTCGTTTCAATTATGAAATTATAAGCAGGGGCGGCGATCTTCGTAATTAATTCAAAAGGTAAATCTAAAAGTTCAGACTTATCCAATGTTGAAACAATTGATGCAAGCGTGGCTAAATCCTTTTCAGGCCCGTTTGCCCATTCAAGCAGATCAATTGTCTGTCCTACGTTTAAATCTTCCCAGCTTCCAGCAATTAAAATTGTTTTTCCGTTTAATTCGAAAGGTAAATTCATAAATGTTTATTATCGTTTTCCAGGTGTTGTAATAATTGAATCTTTTGTTTTCTTTCCTACTAATCCCGTCACTCCATATCGGATGGCATCCAGGGCGTGGTTAAATCGATCGACTGGCTTATTAATTGTTTTTCCTGCTTTATCAATCTGCCAAATGTAATTCTTTATTTCTTTTTGAATGTTTGGACTTCGAACTATAAAAACAGGATATTGTTTTATTTTTTGAATTCCCTGAATAATACTATCGGGTCCTTTTATGGTCGGTTGAATATTAAAACCAGATGTTAAAATTTCCCTAATCGACTTAGGTTCTGCTGAATCCGCAAATATTGTATCGTTTCTTTTAATTCCATGCTCCGTCATTCTTTTACAAATTTCTGGGTTGGTCAATCCGTAATCATAAATTAATTCCTGAATGTAAATAGCACCTTCGCTAAGCCGTATGTGTACCAAAGCTGTCGGATCATTTGTAAATCCAAAATCAAGTCCGTAACATTCCATTTTAAAATTGTTAGGCATCGAATCCGCAGAAATCCAATTTTCATAAACTTTGCCACGTTTTCCCCCGCCCCAGAATCCGAAAACATCGGAGCGTGCCGCCTCTGGGTCCTCTTTAATCATTCGTTCCAGGACACGTATGTAATCTGGATGAAGGTTCTTGTAATTATCTTTAAATGTTGCGTGAATTAGCAGGGTATCTTCAGGCCGTATTTTATCGTGAAATTCCGATTTCAAAAAACAATCTTCATTGTCCGTGTTATACGTAAAAACAATTTCAAGCTCCGCACCTTTTACAGATCGTAAACTTTTATCCAATTTATCAAAATCGTCCTTTGAAACTTCGTCGGCTTCCTCAATCCAGACAAACGTCGCCTCGGTAATTGATTTCATTTTCGCTGTTGAATTTCCAGACGCCGCCCGAAATCCTTTTGCAAATATTCTGTTTCCCGTATTTAAATGGGTAATCTGCATTGTGTTTTCCAAAATATGGAAATCGTTCTGCAACCCCTTATCTTCAATTATATCAATTATCTGCTGAAAACTTGATCCACGTATATCGGCAAAATGTTGTCGAGCAATTATTCCGCGAAAATATTCAGGTGAATAAAGTTTTGTGATCGCGTACTGGGCTACTTCGAATGAACGTCCCGCACCGCGACCGCCAAACAAATGTTTGTAACGTTTTTTCTGTCGGTATAAATCAACGTATGCGGAGTTAACTTTCAGTTCTTTCATTCATGTTCTGGAATATAACTCGTAACGGTTCGCCATCCTTTCCCGAATGCTCATACGCCTGGACCGCCTTGCCATGAGCCGAGTCCATCAATTCCTTAAATGCCTGCGTATCCCCTTCGCGAGCTTTTTTAATCTGTGCCAGCGTTATAATATCCTGTTGTTCAAGTTTCTCAATAACTCCCGTGATCGGGTTTTTAATTTCCTGCTCAACTTCCAACCATTCGCGAACTATCGTCGCTCGATTTCTCGATCCTTTTGGCCTGCCGTTTTTCTCGGGTTGATATTCTGAGCTGAATTTCTTTAAATTCTTTTCGTTTGCCATTTTCTCGTTTTTTTCTCGTTTAAACTCCTTTTAACGGAATTCTTAAAATAGGGTTAAAATCAAATTTTCTTCTGCTCGTTGAATCTTTCTGAATAATTTTTGATCCCCATTTTTTTTGTAACAATAAAAACTGTTCCGTTTCTTTTTGAATATTTCTATACGTCGCACAACCGCCAGATTGTTCCGCCTGTTTTACGTCATAATTCGCAAAATTGATTCGTAAACATCCGCCGTATTCTTTTATGTGTTGAAGCGTAATATCGTAATCCTCTTTTAATGGTAAAGTTTCATCGTATCGAATTGAACTTTTTAGGTGGGCCTGGAATGGACCGCCAATGTATTGTAAAGTTCCAAACGGGGTATGTTCCCTATAAGCACCTTTGTCCTGCACACAATTCAAGCCCCAGAATTTAAATCCGTAATCCTCGCACAAAATCGCCATCTGTTCCGCGAATTCAATTAATTGATCTCCGTCAAACTTTATTTTTTTTTGCCCGTCCCATCTGTAAACTCCCTTACAGTCGTCATCCATCAAAACAATACAGTCGCAATCTTCAAAATAATTATCTAAAATGTAATTTCGAATTTTACACAAATTACCCTGAGCAGAATCGGGTACTATTACTATTTCGTTTCCGTTCTGGATATATTCTTCGGCATCACTTTCTCGCACAATTAATTTAATAAATGGGTAATTAATTTGCGTAATACTTTTTTCAGGCCGTTTATAACTTGGCGCATAAAATTTAACCTTCATTTGAGCTCGATTTAATTTTAATAATCGCTTCCGTTCCATCGATCACTCGTCCAACTCCTTTGCTCCAGGGCTTTCCGTTTGCACGTTTCGAATGGGTACTTTTCAATCCAAAAATTGATTGTACTTGTAACCAATCGATGTCCGTCGAAAACTTTAAAACAATGTAATTACTTTCTTGGTCCAATTCATTACTGAATATTATTTCGCCATCTTCCGTCGGTTCTTTACTTTCTGGAAGATCAAGGCCCCAAAGTTCAAGTTCTTCGGTATTCCAATTTTCGGCCAGGTCGTGAAAATCCCATTCACCGTATCCTACGTTATCCTTAATTATAAACTCCCGTTGTTGTTCTTCGGTAAGGTCTCCTGCAAGTATCACTGGAATTTCCGTCAGTTTCGCCTCTTTGCAAGCTTTTAAGCGCATATTTCCGCCCAGCACTACATTATCCTCATTTATAACTATCGGCCGTAATTTTAACATTTCAGGAAAATTCTTAATTGAATTAACCAGCTTTAAAAATTTGTCGTCTTTAATTATTCGTGGATTGTTGGGGTTCGGTTTAATATCCGAAATCTTATAAAGTTTTGTTTCGATCATTCAACAAAGTTAAATAAAAAAAGCCGAACGAATAAACGAACGGCTATAATCAAACGGCGTAACCCCTTACGCGAATTCAAAACTTGAATGCAAAGTTAATTAATTTTGAGCAACCGCCTTACTTAAATATTCTTGTTCTGGAAATATTTCAACGTCAACTATGCAATATTCAAAATTTATTAGTTCACCTTCTGGCATATCATTGCAGAAATAATAATTAATTGATAGGTGAATCCTTTCTCTAATTTTATTGAATTCAATTTCCGTTGAATTAATATAATCAATTTCTAACTTATTGAACGTCAGTGCTTTTACTCCTACGTCTATTATTTCCTCGTCGAATAAATCAATTAAATTATAATTCATTTGATCAAGTTGTTTTATTAATTCAACTTTTGTGAAAAGTAACTTTTGACGGTTATAATTTTTCATAATTAAAATGTTTCTTTGTAGTATTGTTCTGCTTCTTGTTCACTATCCCAATTTTGCGAACCTGCCCAATACGCTTCTATTATCTGCTCCTTTTCCATTGCTTTGGCTTGGTTCCAAATTTCTGATTCTTTATAAATTCTACTTTTTATCGAATCATTTGAGATGTTATTTTTGTGTAACTCACTATATAACCACTCAACTGCTGTTTGTTTTTTCATAATTCAAATGTTTCGGGTTTCGGCTGCATTCCTAAATTATCAATTGTTTCAGGTGAATCATTCCAGGAACAAATTAGTTTTTCGTTTGGCGTTCTGAAATCTGAATATAAAAAATTAATTGGGTTTTGATTTCCATGTTTTGAAATTACGGATTCGTCCCTTCGTATTTCGCATCGACTTATTAAAAATTCAACCATTGAATCGTGGTCCATAAATTCGAATCCGTTTGACTTCAAAGATTCGCGAATTCCGTTTTCAATGAATCGGGTATATTGTTCCTGGGTTGAATTTAATATTTCAATCGCGTCGATATTGTCTTTCAACTTCGTTTTAAGTAAATCATTTCCATAAATATCAGCGGTGAATCTTAACGCCGCTTTTATCTTTTCCTGTTTATTAAATTCGGGTTTTGCTTTTTTTGATTTCATATTATTTTTTTTAGAATGGTAACTGTCGGTCGACTTCATAAAAGTTTTTATTCGGCTGCAAATTACTTTTTATAATTGGAAATTGAGTAGGTGGTTCATTCATTCCATAAAAACTGCTCATCGTCGTGTTATGTCGAAATCCAACTGATCCAGTAGCTCCTTGGCGATGTTTCTCGAATAATAAAAATATTTCGTTGGTATAAGGTGCGCCCGTTTCTTCATTTTTTAATTCGTAATATTCAGGTCTCCAAATAAATGCAACTGTATCCGCGTCCTGTTCAATACTTCCAGATTCGCGAAGATTCGAGAGCATCGGTTTTTTATCCTG